ACTGAGGATCTTGTGCAAATGCCTTAATATCATATGTTTTTTGTGATATGCCATTTACAACAATATCAACAAACTTAGAAATAACTGGTACTGGTTTCCAGTCTAAATTAAGATAAGATAAATCACCGTTAATTGATAATTCATCTTTATATTTTTGAACTGATTGTTCTCCTCTAGCGTATAGCCTTAATTGATGAAAATTATTCCAATTAGTTTGGTATCTGTTTTGATTAGTTCTACCCTGATCAAACCATTCCTGTTCAATTGCTCTGGACACTTGCAAGCCATATTCTAAACTGGCTTTCTCCGCATCACTAACAACTTGGCTAGGAAAAGAACTATTTGTATTTGTGTATACGTTCATTTATTCTATTATTTTAGACGTGATACCAGTGTTATCATATCTTTTAAATCCTAAATTATAATTTTCTTTTTTTATTGGCGCTACCGGCGTGTACAAATGTTTGTTACAAGCCATTATAGCTAAACCAGAACTAATCGAAGCATCGTGCTTTGTTCTACTATTTATGTTAAATTTTGCCCAGTCTTCTAATGTTCTTTGGAAATACATGTCACCATAACCTGGGTCTCTAAAACCAATATAGTTTTCTATATAAGATTCTATTGCAGCAGCATGAGCTTGCTTAATATCTTCGCTAGAGTTTGGTATTCCACCTATTTCTCTTTCTGTAGTTGAAAGTTTATTCCAAACTTTATCTGGCCTGTTCATTGCAAAACCTCTGTAACCTCTTCTTTTAAAATGATATAGAAGTCTAGGTTTATTATTTTCAGCAAGTAGCGGCATACCGTAAAAAACGCAAGCCATTAAAACGTCTTCAAAAAATGTTTCTGCTGTTTGAGGTCTGGCTATATATTCTAAGAAAAACATACTAGGCGGTACATCTTCCATTGAAAATTTAGTAAGGCCGTGTAGCGAACCATTAGATCCTCTACCGTCGACTGTACCAGATATATCATATGGGTCACATCCAAAAGCGCCGCAGTGCTCGTTGCCAGGATGTTTGCTCCCATTCTTTACTATCACTCGATTTTGCATATATTTAGGCGGAACCCAACTTATATTGAATCTTCCGTCTTTATGAGGCACAAAAATTACCATCGAGTCTTTTTGTCCGTTCACCCACTGAAAGCTTCCAGTAGTGACCATTGTTTTGTTATTTACATCTTCGTTGTAATCTATTTGCTCATAGATTTTTGTAAGATTAAATAACGATTGTTTTGTTTCATCTCTAAAAGCGTGCTGCTCTGTTCTTGGAAACTGTCGGTAAAATTCATTTAAAGCGTCTTGGTCTTCTTTTAAACCATCAACTTCATTTTGCCAATAATCAATTACGCCTAAATCTATTTTAGTCCCATCTGGCGCATCAACTGGTTTTTCTGGTGTGTCAAATACAGGTGCTCCATAAGCGTCAATGTATCCTTCGTAATTCCATTCCATAGGTATGAACAAAGAATATAGTCCCGAGCGAGTCTGTCCATTGGCGTTTCGTTTAGTAACGTCTGAATCTTGATATAGTTTTTTGAAGTTGGCCCCACCTTTATCTAATGCGTTAGACGTACTTCCCATCATACACTTACCAATAATCCTAGAACCAAGGCGTAGTGTTGTTTTAGTTACACGCCAGTTATTTAATATGTTATTTGGTTTTTCCCACTTGCCACTTTCATCGTGAACTAACAACTTTAGTTTTTCACCATCATAAGAGTTATCACCTGTGTTTTTCCAGTCAATCGTTGTATCAAGACCTTCTAAGTCTTCAACTTGTTCGTTTGTATCTAGTTTACGTCTCGTAAACTTAGAGGCTGGAACTCTATATGCTAATTCTGTTTTCGGACGGTCCATACCGTCTTGTATTGGTTTAAAGAAGAAAGGGTAGTTAACCGATATTGGTACCACCTTGTCTGTAAACATTTTTTTAGCATCTGGTCCTGATTTGGATAATATACCAAATCTTGAGTCACTTGATATTGTTGCTTGGTTAACGGTCTCACCTGAGGCCATAAAGCTAAAACCTGAACGTCTGTTTTTAAGATAACACATGCCGTAGCATCTTTCGTCTGCCTTGCAAGCTTCCCAGAATATAAAGAATAATCTGTTTGCTTCCCTAAAGTCTGGCTTCCCAACATCAATCTTGGACCACTGCAAGTACATGTAATGAGTGCCAGTGATATAAGTTGGAATGCTCTTATTATAAAACCAAAATCCTTCATCTCTATATTTAAACTCATTATCTATGTAATCATACCACTTTTCTTGAAACTCCTGAGGATATTCTCTCCAGTCAAAAACGGTTTTTATTTTTTTTAACTCTTTAGGATATTCTTTGTATTCCCATTTGTCAGAGTCAAACTTATAAACTTCTTCTTGTTTTGGAAGAGCTATCTTAAGACCTTGTATTTCGTAGATCTCGCCTATTTTACCAGATTTACTAATAACTACCACATCATGCTCCTTGTTATAACCATACGCCCATTTGCCATATCGATTATTTCTTTTAACTACATTTGGCTTGATGTGATCTGATAAAATTTTATATAACGTTTGTTGATACATCACCTTGATCTTCCTTCGGCAAAGCCTTTAAATGATTTGGACTTTTCTTCCTTTTCTTCTTTAGGCTTGTCGTTTAGCATATCTTCTTCGTCTTGTATTCTGTTAAGAATTTCAAAAGCATCGAAGACTGCTAATTTTTTAGTAGCGGCAGCATTTTTAAGTCTGTCAGCTGAGATGTCATCGCCTGAGTCAACGATCTTTTCTTCTGCCACCTTGATTAACTCATCAACTGCTCTTCGCCCAGCTTGGATTATTTTCAACTTCGTCTCCTTGGTACTCTTCGCCCAGCTTGGATTATTTTCAACTTCGTCTCCTTGGTACTCATATTTAATTACAATATCATTTGATTTCATACAATATAACCGCTGGTCATCTACGATAAAATCAAATTCCCCGTAAGGAGTGTACCCAACTAGATCACCAGGAGTTATTTTAAGCGCTTCTAAGGACTTATTTCCATACTTTAGTACACCAACAAGCTTTCTTTCTTTTTCGTTTGATAGAGGATCATTATTTTTTAGCGGCATAACGAAGCATCTATTGCCAAAAGCTTTCCAATTACCAAAGTCACCATACATGTATATTTGATCTGGTGCTACAAAAAATTGATTATCAATAAACATTGATCTACTATTTTTCTTTTTACCACGTATATCATAAAAAACCCTAAACACGTTGTGGTGAATTATTATTTTATCACCTACTTTCACGTTGGTTTTATATGCTAATGGTACGGCTACGACTTCAGCTATATTATTAACAGCTTTAAAAGCTTCTATTCTAGTGTTCAAGACAAGTTCTTTGCCGTCAACTTTAATAGAATTATCGTATCTACCACCACATGGTTTTACGATAAAATCATATAAACTATTCATTAGTATTCTAAATCATATTCAACAGAAATAGCCATGTTAGAATTAAACTTCTTCCATGGCATAACCTCGTTTTCTTTTTTTATGTGAATATTATATGAATTATCAGTATTGTCGAAGATTATATATGCTATCTCATGCCCTCCATAAACCGTTTGGCCTAAAGAATAATGCATGGCATCGTTTTTATAATCAGCGCCAATGCTAATTTTCCTTATTATCGACTGCATTATCTTCTTTTTCGATAGGAGAATATTCACCTGTTTTTAAATCAATACTAACCTTACCATACTCTTGCTCAAGTTCTAGTTTGATTTCTTCTACTTCTTTATTTACCTCAGCAACACGGTGTAACAAACTATGTTTTTCTGTTTCAATAAGACCGATGCGGTGAATAATTTCATTAAGCAATGCTTGTTTAGAATTAATTTTTTCTAATTGCTCTTCAGAAATTACGTTTTTAATTTCTTTCACTTTACTCATTTGATTAAATTTAATTGATTAATATTTATTTATTTATTTTTTTAACTTACCAGCATAATCTAAAAGTGCACCTCGGCGCTTAGCTTCGCGTGATTCTTTAACATCGAAAAATTTCTTTTCTTTAGTGAATTGCTTTCTAAGAGATTCTAATTCTCTAGGATCATTTGCTCTTACGAATTCTCCGCTTGGCCTTTTGTAGCCAGCAGCTCTTTGTGCTTCTCCAAATTCAATTAATTCTCCTTTAAATGCTTTAGGAGCACGACCGATTTTTTCGGCTTTGGCTTTCATTGCTTCAAATCCTTTTTTACTAGGAGTATAATAACTACCGGTAGCAAAATCTTTTATACCGATTTGTTGACCTTGAGGATCGTACTTAAATCTTTTGTCTTTTTCACCATCATGACCAGGCTCGTGAGCAGCTGGACCAAGTAGATCTTTTCTTAAACCTCTTCCGGTTTTCATCATTGGGCCACGGCCCG